CTACCTAGCTCGTAGTGACCTGACTTCAGTAATCCCTGACTTTATTCGCTTGGCTGAGGAGCGTCTGCGTAGAGACTTGAGAATTCGTCAGATGTTGGTGGTGGCTACGGCTACTACGACTGGCGGTAATTCTAAGGTTGGATTGCCTACGGACTTCTTGGAGATGCGGGATATTCACTTGAATACGACTCCGATTAGTTCCTTGTCCTACGAGGCTCCTAATACGTTCTACGCTGGCTCTAGGTCTACTGAGTCTGGCATTCCTAGAATCTATACTGTGCTGGCCTCAGAGCTTCAATTCGCCCCTATCCCTGATACTGCGTATACGGCTCAGATGCTGTACTACGCAAAGCCTACGCTACTGAGCGACGCAAATACCAGCAACGTATTCTTGGCTAACTGTCCTGATGCGCTGCTGTATGCGGCTCTAGGTGAGGCTGAACCGTATTTGATGAACGATGCGAGATTGCAGGTCTGGGCTTCGCTCTATGACCGTTCTATCGCTTCTATATCGAACTCTGACCAAGCTAGTGAGTACAGCGGTCAGCCTATGGCAATGTCTTATAACGTGAGGTAAATCATGGCAGAAATGTCGAATTATTTAGAAAACACTCTGATTAACGCTACCTTGCGTAATACGAGCTATACAAGCCCTGCAACAGTCTATGTTGCTCTTTACACAACTGACCCAACTGATGCTGATACTGGTACAGAAGTCTCTGGTGGTTCTTATGCTCGTACTGCTGTTACTTTTGGTGCGCCCAGTAATGGCGTTAGTACCAATAGTGCTGCGGTTGAATTCCCTACTTGCACATCGTCATGGGGGACGATAACGCACATTGGTATCCGTGATGCTTCAACTAGCGGTAATTTGCTGTATCACACTGCATTGACTACATCTAAGGTTATTGATGTTGATGACATCTTCCGCATTACCACTGGCAACCTATCTGTTACGTTGGCATAATGAAAATAGATTTCTCTTTTGATACTCAGTACGGTAAGTTCTGCGATGCCTTGCATTTGCCAGACGATCATACGTTTACTAAGTCTGAGATTGAGGCGATGAAACAGCAACGGTTAGACAACTGGATAGCCGTTATAACAGCGCCTCCTCCAGAAGACGAAGAACTACCACCAGAGGAATGATAAATGGCAGATCGCTATTGGGTTGGTGGCACTGGCACATGGAGTAGCACCGATACTACTAACTGGTCTACTTCCTCTGGTGGTGCTGGTGGTGCTTCTGTTCCTACATCTGCTGACAACGTCTTCTTTAACGTCAACTCAAACGTAGGTACAGGTGCGTTTACTGTCATGATGGTAAATACGCCACGGGTTTGCAACGACATCACAATCAGCGGTCTTGATGGAACAATGACCTTAGCAGGTACAAGCATTGGCTTGACTGTTAGCGGGAGTCTTGAGTTCCCTGTAACTAGGCTCACCCGTACCTACACAGGTACAACGACATTCAATGCCACAACAACAGGCAAGACAATAACGACTAATGGCGTTGCGTTTGGTGGGGCAGTTATTTTTAATGGTGTTGGGGGTGCATGGACACTTGGCTCTGCTTTTAGTTGCGGCACTAGCGATTTAACGCTTACTAACGGCACATTTGATACCTCAGTAAGTAATTATTCGGTTACTGCCGCTTCGTTTTTCTCAAATAATTCAAATGCAAGGACAATAAATTTAAATGGCTCAACTTTGACGTTTAGCACTTCAGGAGTTTCTTGGAATATAGCGACCAGCACGAATGCAACGTTAAATGCTGGTACATCAACAATAGCATTAAGCGGTTCTGGCACATTTGCTGGAGGCGGTCTTACTTATTACAACGTATCTTTTACTTCCACAGCAGCATCAGTTTTAACAAAATCAATTGCAGGCGCAAATATATTTAACAACCTGACGTTTTCTACGATTGGGGCTGTTGGACTTAATAATATTACTATCGACGCAAACCAGACAATTAACGGAACTTTTACAATCAATGGCGCTAATGGTAGCCAAAGGCAATTTATCCGGTCTGATGTAACAGGCACATCTCGCACATTAACTTGTGCAGCTATTGCTTCAACTACTGATGTTGACTTCCGTGACATCACAATAGCAGGAGCGCATGGCACGTTGTCAGGCACTCGACTAGGTGACTGTAAGGGAAACACCAACATAACTTTTGGTGCAGGTAAGACTGTTTACTATCGGCAGACTGGTTCTGCTAATTGGGGTGCTACAGGCTCAGGTTCATGGTCTGCAACATCAGGTGGCGCATTAGACGCAACTCAGTTTCCATTAGCACAAGATACTGCGGTGTTTCCTGCGGCTACCTATCCTGCATCTGGTTCAATAACAACTATCAATGCCAACTACAATATTGGCACGATAGATATGTCGCTCAGAACGTCAAACACTATGACGTTGACAATATCATCAGTAGGTGCATCAATTTATGGTAATTGGATAAATGGCACAGGCACAACTTTATCAGGAACAGGAGCGCTTACATTTGCAGGACAAACTACACAACAAATTACAAGTTCTGCAAAAACATTTACTCAACCTATAACAATTAACAGTCCAAGTGGGTCGGTTACTTTACAAGATGCTTTAATAACAAGTCAAACAACGCTACTAGCGCAAGGTACGTTAGACCTAAATAACCTGACGCTAACTACCTTTGTATTTAGCTCAAGCACCTCAACTACTAGAACAATTGCATTTGGTACAGGTAACATTACTTGTACAGCTACAGGTACTGTATGGAATACGACAACCGTAACTAATTTAACTACAACCGGAACTCCGGTTGTAAACGTAACAAGTACAGGTTCTACTGCTATTACTGTTAATCCCGGTGCTTTGTCCGAAGCAAATTCGATAAGCTACAACTTTACTGGTGGCACGTATGCTTTGACATTTTTAGGAAGCTCTAGTCATACCGCAAGAAACGTAGATTTTACTGGCTACGCTGGTACATGGCAGGCTACAGGAAGTTCCGTGGTTGTGTATGGTAATTTAACGCTTTCTACTGGAATGTCGTTAACCGCAACAGCCAACACTTTTAGATTTGGTGCAACCAGTGGAACAAAAACAATTACCAGCAATGGTAAGATAATTGATTTTACAATCCCCTTTAACGGTGCTGGTGGTGCGTGGCAATTGCAAGACGCTATGACGTTGGGTTCTACAAGGGCGGTATCATTCACAAATGGAACTGTAGACCTTAACGGATTTACCTTGACCAGTGGAACAGGAGTAACTGGTTTAGGAACAAAAAACATTACGTTTAACGGCGGTACTTTGTTATTAAGTGGTAGCGGTGCAACTGCTTGGAATAACGCACAACCTACTGGCTTTACTACCACAGCAGGTACTGGCACAGGCACTATTTCCATGACTGCTGCAACTGCCAAGACGTTTGTTGGTGGCGGGTCTACTTACAACTGCACATTGAATCAAGGTGGTGCTGGAACGCTGACAATTACTGGCGCGAATACGTTTAACGACATTGCCAATACGAACGCCACAGCAAGCCAGATCACGTTCCCTGCTAGTACGACAACGACAGTCAATGCGTTTACCTTGTCAGGCTCATCTGGTAACTTGGTATCAATCCGTAGCTCTACGCCAAGCACACGATTTACGCTATCCAAGTCTTCTGGCACAGTATCAGTTTCGTTCCTTGATATTCAGGACAGTAATGCAACGGGCGGCGCTACTTGGAGTGCGCCTACATCAAACGGCAACGTAGACTCAGGTAATAACCTTGGCTGGTCATTTGTTGCTGGTAACTATGTGGACGCTTCAGCGGATGTTACGGCTGACGCAACCGTAACTGGTTCTGCTTTAAGAGTGCGATTATTTGCGGGTGATATATCCGCTGCTGCTGCTCTTGCCTCTGTTGCGAGCAGAATAAGGTTATTTTCTGGTGATATTAACGCTAATGCTTCGGTTGAAGGTCAAGCTGTTAGGGTTAGGGTTGCTTCAGGTGATATTACTGGCAATGCAATAGTTGCCGGAATTGGTAACATTACGGCTGGCGGCGCAGCAAATATTAGCGGGTTTGCTGAGGTTTCGGCTTATGGTAGTGCTACTTACAGTTTTAATGCTTTAGTTACAGCGAATGCTGATGTCATTGCGAATGGTCAAATTATCGGTGAGGAATGGGGCGATGCTGCTACTACATCGTCAACATGGACTGATACGACCCCTGCAAGTAGTACGTGGCAACCAGATTCACAATCTTCTAATACTTGGTTGAGGCAGTAATGCAAAAGATTCTATTCGGTGAGTGGTTGCCAGATCAACCTGGTGTAACAGGTGCAGTAACAGACGCAAAGAATTGTTATCCAGTGGCTAACGGGTATGCTCCGATTAAGAGTGAGGCTGATTATTCTGATGCTGCTGGTGCTACTTTGCTTATTACTTTTGCTGGGAAGTTTGGCGGGGCTAGTACATTGTTTGCGGCTAGTGCAACTCAAATATACAAGTTTGACAGTAATGATGCTAGTTTGGATGCTGCTACGACTACGGGTTACACAGCGGTTGAAGGTTGGGATGTAACCCAGTTCGGCCCTAAGATGATTCTGGCTAACGGTCAGGATAAGCTGCAAGCATGGACGCTAAACTCATCGACTTACTTTGGTGATTTGGCTGCTGCTGCACCTATTGCTAAGTTTGTTACTGTTGTCCGTGACTTTGTGGTGGCGGCTAATGATGGTACAGATACAAGCAAGGTCTACTGGTCAGATATTAACGATGAGACAGACTGGACTCCCGGTGCTGCTTCTCAGTCGGATAACCAGATCCTGCCTGACGGTGGTGATATTACTGGTTTGGCTGGTGGTGAGTATGGTCTTGTATTCTTAGAACGTGCTATCTATCGGATGACCTATTCTGGCTCTCCGTTCTTCTTTCAGTTTGATGCTATTAGCCGGTCTTTGGGCTGTATTTCTAATGGATCTATTGCTCAGTATGGCAACCTAACGTATTTCCTAGCAGACGATGGATTCTATGTCTGTGATGGTCAATCAACTAAAAATATCGGTACTGAGAAGGTAAACCGATGGTTTTTTGATAACGCCATTCCTAATGAAATCCCTACAGAAATGAGTGCTACGGTTGATCCTGTTAATAAGTTAGTAATCTGGAAATTTAATAATACGTTTGGCGGTAAGTTTCTGCTGATGTTTTCCATTGACTTAAATAAATGGTCTTATGGAGAGACTACAGCAACGTCAATTGCTTATGCTTTAACGCCTTCAGCAACACTAGAGCAGGTAGATAACTACAATACAAGCATTGATGCGCTTGATATTCCACTGGATTCCCGTGTGTTTGCTGGCGGTCAATTACTGTTTGCTGGTGTAAGTGGTCAGAAGATCATATCTTTCTCTGGTCAGCCTAAGACTGCGATCATATCAACGGGTGATATTGATGTAGGGCGGTCTACGGTGATGCTGGCAAAGCCTATTGTGGACAAGGGTACTGGCTCTATAGCTGTTGCAAGTAGGGATAATCTTGCTGAACAGGTGGAATTTGGTTCAGATGTGGCTGCGGACGCTGAAAACCGTGTGAGCTTACGGTCTAATGGTGAGTATCATCGTCTTAGACTGACTCCTAGCGGTGCTAACTGGGAGACTGCGGTTGGCTTGGAGTTTGACGTTGTTAAACAGGGTAACCGATGACAACTAAAAACGTACAGTTTCGCACTCTACCTACTTTTGGAGCGTCTGAACGTGATGTTTCCGAGGTTGTTCGTGGAATTATGGATGGAAAGACGAATAACTCAGGGTATTTCACAACAACAACAACTGCGACACAAACAACTTTATATGATCTGAGAATTGGTTTTGATTCAGCAATTCTTTTTACACCGATGAATGATAAAGCAGCTCAGGAAATGGCTAAGTTATGGGTAGGTACTCGATCTCAGGGTTCTGCTGTAATAAACCATGCGAGTAATGCCCACGTTTGTGATTTTATGTATATAGTTGTGGGATGACAGAATTTAAACATATTCCTGTGGATCAACTCCGCAACTGGTGGCCTAGCCTTCGTGCTGGCTTGAATAAAATTAAAACCAAAAGTCCAGAAAACTGGATACCTGAAGACGTATACACGGATTGTTGGAACCAAAAGGCAATGCTGTGGGTGATACTGAAGAATACCCATTTTTATGGCTTCTTTATCCTGCAACCAATAGACAAGGAATTGCACGTTTGGGCTGCATGGACGTTAGAAAATGATTATCAAGTAGTGCAAAAAGGTTTACAATTTATAAAAAATATGGCTAGGGATGGGGGTTTCAAATACCTAACGTTCTCTAGTCATAGGCCAGGATGGGGTCGTAGAGCGCAAGCCTATGGGTTCCGTCCTCGAAAATGGATATGCGAGGTGTGATATGGGTGGTGGCGGCGGTAGTGAAACTAGTACGACTAGCTTAGATCCAGATATTAAGCCGTTTATGACTTATTCTCTTGGCGAGGCTAAGAGACTGTATCAGGGTATGCCACAAGTTCCTGAAACACTGGCTCCCGAACAATCTGCTTTCTCTCAGGCGGCTATTCAACAGGCTGCTCAACGTGCTCAGATGGGTTCTCCGCTAGTTGGTGCGGCTCAGGCAGAGCAACTAGCTACGATTCAAGGGCGGGGCGTTAATCCATTCCTAGCGGGTGCTTTGGAGCAGTCTAACCGTCTAGCTGGTGAGCAATATACCCGCAACATTCAAAACCTACAGTCTCAGGCTTCCTCGATGGGTCGCTATGGATCTGCTGCTCAAGGTCAACAGACGGGTCAGGCTCAGGATATATTTGCTCGATCTCTGGCTGAACAAGGCGGTCAATTGGCTTATCAATCGGCTGAGGCTGAACGTGCTCGTCAGATGGCTGCTGTT